GTTACTGTCGCAGTTAAAATCACCACCCACCTCAGAAGGTGCACCTTCTAGAGAAGTTATTCCTCTTGAACCGCATTCAAAATCACCTCTGCCGCTATATTCTATTTTCAGATCAGCAACTGTTTTTCCAACAGATTCATGTAGTTCTTTTAGTTTCATTTATGCCTAGCTCCAAGACAATGCCACGCCTCATGTCCTAGATTTTCCAGCGCTATGGAGTCATCAAAATTTTCTGGCCTCGGAGCATAAATTTCACAAATACTTACATCATGCGGATTTGATCTTGAGCATCCGCCAAATGCAGGACCAGCTCCAACCCCATCATTAGCACCAAGCAACGTACATACCTCATTAATTTCTGATTTATTTTTCCAAATAATCTGAATTGACGTACGCTGCCATTTATCTTGATTAATCATTTCATATCTATTAGTAGGTGATTTTGTTGAATTATCACATGATACTAACAATAATATTATGAAAATTGTTATTAATTTTTTCATAGCGGTACAACAGTTGTTTTCTTAAATGCTAGTGAGCCAGATAAAGCGGCTTTAGTTGCTGCTACTTTAGATGGAAAATCTACAGCCTTACCATCTTTCTTCCATAGCTTACCATCAATTTCAATTCCGAATTTCATTTTAGTATTCGCTTTAGTATCTTCATCACCTAACTCTTGATCTAATTCAGCTTTTTTAATTGCTGCTTTATCCATAAGCTTGTTAACAGAACCTTTTAAACCAGCTTCCTTAAGCTTTTTTCTATCCATGCATTTACCAGCTGCATTTCTCCACTCGCGATTACCGGTAGCTTTACCATTTGAATCTAATTCTTGCCATTCGAAAGTAGGCTCGCCAGTTGCATCGTGTGTTCCAGTTTTTCCAGTCTTTGACCATGTTGCTGCTTCAGAAAGAACAACACCTTTATCATCTTCCTGATCCCATACACCATAGCAACGATCCTCACCTTTAATTTCAGCAGAGACAGTCATTTTATTTCCTTGCATTTTACTTAAGAAGGAAATACGTTTAGCTTGTTGAGGATAAGAATTTTTAACAGCTTGTTTCCAATCATTGATATCTGTATAAGTGATTGCTTCTTTTAAATTTTTATATTTTTGAAGAATAGTTTCTGCATCAGCATTATATTTTTTGGCCATTTGCAAATGACCGTGTTTAACTAAATCTTTAGTTACTTTAGATTTAGCCATTCTATCAGCTTCTTGTTTCTTTAATCCCAAATAGGATTGACGATCTTTGAAATCAGTAATAGAATCTTCTACCTTACCTTCATTTAAAGATACAGCTTCACCGAGCATATCCTTTAATTTTTTAACATCATCTAATGTTTCTACTTTTTCATCTGAATGAACTAGTGGTCGAGCTTTAGGATCTGAAACATCTGATTTTTTTCTATAAAAAGCTACTGACGCTTTCAATGTTCCATCTTCATTTCTAAAATAAATTGCTCCGGTTCCTTGATCTGCTTTAGCATTGTGGGTTAAAACATATTCACCATCTTCGGTCCATTTAATATCTACATTACTAGACTTAAAATTCTTTTTAATGAAATCGCGATGTTCTTTTGTAAGAGGCAACATTTCAGCAGATTTCTTTTTAGGAGAAAGAATGCCCTTAGCGAACGATTTAATTTTATCTGCCACGCCTTCATCTAATGGACCCCAAGCATGAGTACTTATGTCTTCATTCAATTTACGTTTCTTCATTTCAGCTTTCAATGCTGTTCTAAGTGAAGTATATTCTGGGTCCCATCCGGCTACACCCTTATTGATGTCTGTGCTATACTTAACTAGATCATCATCACTAAGTGCTGCAACTTTTCTTAATTTGACGCCGCCATTAGCAAGTTCATCAAACTTTTCGAATCGTCTAAAATGTTTAGCAGCTTTCTTTTCATCCTTTTTAATAATAGATGCAGTAGCTGCTTTTTCAATCTCTTGTCTAGCTCTATCTTTTGCCGTCTTACCAGCAAACATTCGCTTAACATCTTTCACTATGCCTTCATTGACATTTGAAATTTGCTTTGCATCGTCTTCTGCTTTAATGAATGAGGATATTAATTTCATGTTGATTTCTCTGATTGGTGAACGTTACATTATTTATAGCTGAGTGCTATCTTGGATCTACATTTAGATGATACACTTTTGCTGTAATTGTTCCTAAGCCAGGAAGTTTATGTTTTAATAATCTATCAGTTAGCTTCTTAGAAAGGTCAGGTTGAAGACCTTTAGATCGTTTATTATCATTGCAATCAGCAGTGACTTTAATAGTCGATTTACCATCTTTGCTAGATACAAGTTTAATTTCAAAAACTTTGCATGCTATAAGCTCCTCTTCAGCAATGTGGTGAAGAATATCTTCCCATTTTTCTGCTGCATCTGAAGCTTTTGTTTCAGATATAAACTGTTTAAATCCTATCATGACTTGTACCATCCAGCAATTTTTTTAGTGAGTACTTCTCTAGGAATAATTTCAGGAGAAATGTATTTTTGTTTTTTAGCTTTCATTTCTTCTAGCGTTCTTTTGCCTACTGGATTATCTAATGGTTCTAGGAAGAAAGATTGAACTGCCTTAAATGCGTTGTTCATTTCTTTATCATCTAGAATACCATCGCCATTATTATCTATTCTCTTAAAAAAGTTTACTTTACCTTTTAGGAAGTTTGCATTTTCTAAATTTTGTTCATGAACATCTTTAATAAAATCTTCATCCACGTGTCTGCCAATTTTACTAGCACGATCTTTAGCACGCTTAATAGATACATCTAATGGTGCATCTACAAAAACTACTCCAACATCATATCCTAATGATTCTAATATACCCATACGATGTAGAATATTGGATACATCATTTGAGGTACCATCTACGAATAACGGTAGCAATCCATCTAAGTAATTAGTAAGCATCACTTCAGTAATTCTATGTGATGTATCTTTAAAGTCTTCCCACGTATCAGATCTAATTTGTTTTTTCCATTTAGTAGAAAGAAATTCGGCTGCTTTATCGGTGTTAACAACCTTTGGGGATACTGATCCACTTATCTGTTTAACCGTGTAGCTTTTACCTGAACCTGGTAGTCCAATAACAAAGATAGCTTTTAAGATACCTTTGTCGTGTATCTAATAAAAGATTAAATTTTTCTTCGCCTAGCAATATTGCTAATTGATTTATTTCATCAAAGTCTTTAATGTATAAAGCAGATTCTTTTTCTAAATCTTTTTGTTTATTACCTAACTGATCTAGTACTAACTTTTTAATTTTCTGTGGCTCACCTTCTTCAATATAGCCAGCAATCATACCTAGTGCATTTGATAATTTAGTTGGAAGCTTTTGCAACCGCTCCATTCTTATTTGAAGATATTCTTTATCATCTTTTTCATATTCAAATCTATTCCATCCTGAAAATTTAGGAAGGAAAGGATTATCAGAATGATCTTTGCAATACTTCGCCCAATAGGCAAACATGTCATGGCCTATATTAATTTTTCTAAATGATGAGCCAAATATTTTTAGCACTTGTCCAGTGGATGGTTCAAGAAAAGCCGTTTGATCTACTCCTCGCCCAAGGTACTTGTATCCCTTGTCCTTAAGATAAGTTACTATACTATCTGGGGTATGAGACCACTCAGTAATAAATTTTTTAAATGATAACATTATTGATGTCCTAATTGTTTTTGTATGTCCCTAAAGATTTCTAATTTTATCGCTATAGCTTTCCCACTAAACCATACTTCTTTATTGCGCTGTATATCAGAACCATACTTCACTAAAGATAAATCGAGACTCTCTGGGGTCATTAGTTCATTTGCCATCGCTGAAAATCTTTTATTTTTAGGAAGCTCTTTAAAGAAATTTAATAATCTAGATTGTGGGCCAGTTAATTTCATACCTTTAATAAGATTTGATAATGATGTAAGCTTGTCTCTAGTCGGTTTCGTAGTAAACATTTCAAATGTATTTCTATAAGAATCTGGAAGATCGTCTGTGGTTAAATTACATCCAACAAATGAAGCTAGATTCAAACCAACATGTGTAGCCAAAAACATTTCTTCGGGAGTAGCTTTAGATAATTCTGAATCTATATAATCAATATCAACATGCTTTCCATTAACTGAATCAATACCAAAAACAAATAAAAAGCTAGGATTTATAGCTGAGTAAGTATGTCCGCCAATACCATAGCTAAAATCATTTAATGTTGTTGAATTAAAAATGCCAGATTTAAACCGTGTCTCTGGAAAATCGTCTTCTTGTCCAACAGCTATCATTGTATTATCATACGGCACAATGACATACACATTAGTTTGATAATTTCTTGCAATAGCTACTGACGTTGCACAAATCATTGAATTGCTTCTTTTAGGATATTCAGTTAACGCGCTTGAATTATCCATCATTAGTTGATAAACATTATTAGAATCTCTGGAAGTTCTAACCATATCTGATAAATCTAAGGACACAAAATCTGCGTTAAAAGAATCGTCGCCCCTATAAAGAATGGTATCACTAGCAATGGCTTTTAATCCGTCTTTACAATGTGCATTTAATAAATTAATAGCATCATCAGTTAATACATTAAATGCAGACCAGCTTTTAACATTTGCTTCTTGGAGGAACTGTTTAAACGTTTTCATTAATTACTATCTCAACTTGCTGGTGTATAAGCCGAAGTCGTCTTCGTCTTCGTCTTCGTCTTCGTCTTGGCTTTTAATCTCATCCATTTGATTATCAAACGTGTCAAGAACATTTCTGTGAATAGGGTACTTTAATTTTTCTAATTCGACTAAAATTTCTGCGAATAGCGTTTCACTTATAACAATTGCTTTACCACTTACCCAACATTCTACTTCCATTGGAAGTTTATTTCCAAAGTCAACTAATGATATTTTTATTTCTTTCGGTTTAAACCAGGCAGTTGCAAGTTCAGTAAATCTTTTATTTGTTGGGGCTGTGCGGAATAAATTTAAATAGAAATCACCATCTTTAGTACCTGTTGAATTATTTTTAAGATATTCGGCGATCGCTAATATGTCTTTCTCTTCTGATTTGTAATTAAATTTAACAATAGAGTTAAGCCATCCTACACTGCCTAATAAATTAGCATTAAACGATTTGCTCTTTGGTTTAATCATACTAGTATTTACTACTGATGTCAACGCTATAGTTAAAAGTTCTGGAGAAAATTTAGCCATTATTGAATCTAAAAATTTTATTTCAGTTACTTTCTTTGGCATGCTAGAATTTAGCATGTTAAATAATCTAGCTAAATTTGATGTCACAGAATGTATGTCTAGGCTTTTATCACCAGGAATACCAATATAACTATTTAAAAAATCTGATTGTGTACCATAGGCAACCTTTACACCATCAAATGGTATAATTACGAATGATGTTCCGTAACTTGATGTTGTATCAAAATCGGTAGAACATATTAGTGATTTAGTTCTAGATGGGTATTCTGATAAATTTCTAGATGCATCCATTGCTAATTGATAAAAATTATTAGTATCTCTAGATGTTCTAGCAGACTTAGAAGTATCGATGAAATTAATATCGCTCTTATCTAAATCGCCAGTACCTGTAAATCCTCTATAAATTAATCCATCATTCTTAATAGCCATTAATCCCTGCTTGCAATTAGTGTTAAGAATCTTAATTGCTTTTTTAACAGTCAGATTATTTATTTTCCATTTTTTAATAACGGCTTCTGATAAAAATTCTTTAAATGTCTTCATTTAGTAAGTCTTCTTCTCTTCATCTAAGGTTATCATTTTTAATATGTCTTCACGATTCGCAATTACTAAATTATTAGTAGTCTTGCCACCATGAGGAATGAATACTTGATTAGCTTTCTTACGATCGGTCTTTACTTTTGATCTGCTATTAGCTGCTGCAAGTGCTATATTTAAGTAATTAGCAGCAACCTCAGCATTTCTGGCTGCATATCTAGGTTCGATAACAGCCATGTAAGATGTTTGAGTTTGAAATGTTTCTATTGCCATTTGATAAACTTCATCAATTCGTTGCTCAATAAGAATATCATCTTCATCTTTATGATCTGGCTGTGGACCTTCTGGAACAGCTAAGTCACCAACGATAGATTCTGCGACAGCATAATCCTGTTCTATGTCAGTTAATCCTTCTTCTAATCCAAATACGGATTCTAATGGATGTGCAATTTTCATAATGTTACCTCTTTACCTTTTTAGGGGCCCTTTGTGGTTTTTTAGAGAAGAGCTGCTTTTCGGTAACAACTCTAAACCGTGCTCCTACGGATTTAGCAAATGCATCTGCTGCAGTCCATTTAGCTATATTCTTAATTAACGATAATTTATCATAAGTAGTCTTGGCAGCTTCTGCTAGAGATTCTTTTAATGGTTTTATTTCAACAATTTCTACAGCACCAGTAACGTACCAAACAATAAAGTCTGGCCAATATGAATGGGGCTTCCTATCTATTGGACTAATATACTTTATATTTAATGTTTTAGGTTCACTAGTCCATTTTGCTACAAGCTTCGATTGATCTAACAAATTCATGTACAGTGTTTCCCAAGAAGAACGTGGAACAATATTAGCAATATTGCCTACATATTTCTGAGGATTCTTAGGCATAAAATTAGCGTTTTTATTTACTCGTGTTAGTATTCTTCCAACCATTTTATATCATTTTCTTTTTACGTGGTGATTTTACGCCTTGATGAAATATACTTTTTTCTGTTATAACTCTGAAGCTCATTCCTCTTGCTTCGCAGAATATTGCAGCAGCCGCCCACTTAGCATCATTTACTTTTAATGCTTCTTTAGATCTATCAGTCTTAGCAAATTTTGCATCAGATTCGTGTAGTGGTTTTACTTCTACTATTTCCTTTTTCATTTCGCCTTTAGCATTTCTAAATTCTATAAAGAAGTCTGGAAAATATCTATGCACTTGATTATCTTTAGGGCTAAGATATGGTATAACTATCTCTTCACTACCCCATCTAATAATATCTGGACGACTATCAAAGAAGGTCATCACGTTAACTTCCCACAATGAACGAAAAAATATCTTGTCGACATCGCCAACATATTTATCTTTATTTTTCGGTAAGAATTGTCCGCTAATAGCCATTAATCACCAGTAGTTTTTGTTGTTAGTCTTTGGGATAAGGTAGAAGAAGCAGAGTTATCTACTAATGGTGGTGGGGACGGTCTTGCTAATCCTTGTATAACACCATTACCGGCATTACGTAGAGTGTTCGCTCCAGCCTCGCCCAGCATTCCACTTATGCTTGATGTCACAGAATTTAACGCTTGACCAGCAATAGAGTTGCCAAATGCTTTTGTTAATACATTTCCTACTGCATTTTGAATTAGTCGCTGACCCTGTCTAGCAATAATATCTACAAATGGATTACGTGCTTCGCCACCAGCTGAAGTCTGACCCTTACCAGCATTAAATGATGGGGCTTCATCGATCGATCCCATGAGATCACCAAGTTTGTTAGTTGCGATCTTAGTACTTTTTCCAGATTGATTAGTATCAATATGTAAGGCATCAAAATCAAATGCCGCTGCAATAGTAGAAGCAATTCCACCTGCCTCATGATCGTGATCACCGATATCAAAGCTTTGAAGTCTTGGATTAATTAAAATGAATCTGTTTAGTCTAATATTATTTTCAGTAAGCTGTAATCCTTCGCCCAGTCGCATATAGAATTGTTCTATAATAACAGTTGATAATACATTTTTTGCATTGCCTGGGAGAACTCCCCTAAACGCTGTATCAGTTGCTACTGCTGAAGTTTGAAATGCAAAGCCATGATCGTTCAAAGCAAACGTTGGAGAATATTCTTTCCTAGTTACAGGTTTTAAAAGCATCATATATAAATTCATAAAATCCATTGCCCTATTTCCAGTGTCATCATAGAAAGTTAAATTTAATTCTCTATTTTTAATTGACTTTAGCACCTTAGTTCTAAAATTATACATATTAACTTCTTCATACTCAAATTCAACTTTGGGCAAGTCAATCTGCTTTACTACAAAATTTAATTCTTTTGTTAATTTTTCTAAATCATCTTGTTTAAAACCAACTTGGGCGGCGTTTGACAATACATCTGGGTGAAATTGAAAAGATACTTTAAATAAAAATTTAGATTTAGGATCGTATTGACCTTTAAATGATCCAATATTAGAGGCATAAGGTGTAGGATCCCAGACTCCAGGCTTTGATCCAGCTGCTGCAGCAGTTGCATTTAAGTCACCTTTACCATCTGCTTGGCCAGGTTTAGGCTTATTTAATCCAAGCATTGGACCAAGTATACCACCAACCTGATTATTTACTGCCGCGCCAAATTGCCCAAATGCTTCTTTTTCTAAAGAAACACCTGTACCCTTAATTATTCCTGAAATATCAAACATTATAATTCAACCTCATATTATGATCTTTTATTTATTAAATTCATGACATTAGCGAATGTTAAAATCAGGACAAAAAATAGACTCCGAAGAGTCTATTTTAATTATGGTACAGGAGGTGGAGGCGGTGCTGGTGGAAGCCAATCTTCTTTCCAATCTGCCTTAGCATCTTCTTTCCAATCTTCTTTCCAATCTTTCTTAACTCCAGGTACGCTGTCAAACATATTTTTAATAGGTGTAGCCATTTTAATGTCTCCTTAATTATTAGTTTAAGTTACCAGCTAAAGCTGTACCATAACCTTGACCAGTAAGATCTTGTCTAGCGTGATCGTATCTGATTTGCATTGTAATAGTATTCGCATCTGATGCAGAATAATCAAGATCACCGTAGTCTACTGATTGTAACCAGCATCCTTCAACTTTCCAAGATTCAACAACACCTTCATTACCATCAAGCATTTCTAAGATAGTACCAAATTTGTAATCAGAACCAGTAGCAGCTGCATTCAACCATTGACCCGGTAAATCAGCACCGATTAAACGCTGTTGAGTTTCAAGTTGACCTTGAACAGCATAAGATGCTAAACCAGTAATATCATCTTCAATAGTTAAGGAGATAGGATCCCAAGTGTGTTTACCGGCTGCATATGCAATTGAGTTATAACGATGCATTTGAATTTCTTCAAATGATAAATTTGGACGGGTAACTGTAGTTGCTTGACGTGTTAACTCTCTTGATGAAGCACCAGATACTAAGCGCGCAAAACCAACAAACGTTACTCTCCAGCGATATTTTTGTTTGGGATGAAGTATGCCAAATCCTGCACCTGGAATTCCCATTTGACTAAGTGTAGCCATGTTTTCTTTCTCCTTATTAAACCGTGAATGGGCTGTCATACCGCCGCTATAAGTATTTATTAAAAAAGTCTGATTATCAACTAATATAAATACCAAACAAGAATAAAGGCGAACAATGAAAGATCTAGAATATTATAAAACAAAAGCAACTTTGAAACCTGCTGACGTGCGATTTATGCCTTTAGATATAAGAGCTCAGATTTTTGAGGCTACTAATAATTGTGATGGCGAGAATATAAGAGAACGTTTGGATTGGCTCAGAAATAATAGAATAGATTATCCTGTATGCATTCAATGTAAGAATAAGTTGACGTCTAATAATTGGTTTGTAAACAAATCAGTATACAGAGAATTTTGTGGGAGTTCATGTGCTAGCTTTCATCGTCAATCTAGCGAACAATATAAAAATAATAATATTTTGAAATTTGGCACCGAACATCCACTATCATCAAAAACTGTCCAACAGAAAAGAATAGATACGAATCTAAAAAGATATGGAAGGGAGCACCCGCATCCCTGGGCCACGCAAGAATTTTCTAACATCATTCAAAACAAATATGGTGTAGACACAGTACGACATATTCCAGGTGTAGATGATAAAATAAAAAATAGAATTTTAGAAAAGTCTAAATTTGATTTTCCTAATAAAATAAAAACAATTGAACAAGCCCAAGATGTTAAATGTTTATCTGATTTAAATGATCTTAAATGGTTAACGAATAGAAGTGATGACATAACATTATTATGGCAGCATAATGATTGCGGTACTGAATTTCAATCTCCAATAGGATATGACGAAAATGGATTAAATATTAGATCGTGTCCTAAGTGCTCGCATGGAACATCAAAGCTAGAACAAGAAATTTACAATTTTGTTAAGGCAAATTTAAAAGATGATATTGAAATTATATCTAGATCGAAAAAGATAATAGGTCCTTATGAATTGGATATCTTTATACCAAGTTTAAATCTAGCTATAGAAATAGATGGAAGTTATTGGCATTCTACTAAATTTGTATCTTCTCAAAAAGCCGCTAATAAATTTAATATGTGTTTGAAATTAGGTATTAAATTAATAACTATACAAGAATCTAAATATAGAGCATCTGAACTTCTAGTTAAAAATAGAATTCTATCAGCACTAAATCAGCATAAAGAAAAAATATATGCTAGAAAATGTAACATTATTAAACTAGATCCTACATTAAAGAATTTTTTCTTTTCTCAAAATCATTTAGATGGAGATGCTCGATCATCAGAAACATATGCTTTGGTTAGTGGACATGACGTCGTTATGGCTATGAGCTTCGGTAAATCAAGATTTAATAAATCAGTCAAATGGGAAATTATACGAGCATGTTCAAAAGCTGGTATTAGTGTGGCCGGGGGAACATCAAGATTGATTTCACATTTCAGAAAAATGCACAATAACGAATCACTAATCACCTACGCTGATTTAGATTGGGGTACTGGGGAATCCTATAAGTTTGCCGGTATGACATTTAGTCATTTTTCCAAACCGAACTATCATTATATCTGGAAGGATCACAGTCGATTGACGAGATACATGGCCCAGAAAAGCAAACTATTATCTATACTTGGACCAGAAAGATTCAACCCACTGTTAACTGAGATGGACAACATGATAAACAGCGGATATTTAGTGGTGTATGATAGAGGAAATGCAG